ATCGGGCGCCTCGGGCAGGACGCTATCGCGCTGGCCGAGTCGAAGGACGTAGAACTACGCGCCGCGCTGGCTGACGTGCAACGCCTCACCGGCGAGCGAGATGGCTATCAGGCTCGCGTGACCGCATTGCAGGCGCAAGTGGACGAGCTGACGGCCAAGCTCAATGCGCCGATCATGCGCGTACCAACCGCCGCGCTTCTGATCGTCATGCAGCGTCGTAATCTGCGCGCGCAACTGGATGCCGTCTTGGCGACACTTCCCGGCGAGCAACAGGCCGAAGTGCAGCTATTGCTCCAGATGCCGTACACGCGCCGCGATCATCCGCTGGTTGAGATGCTCCGGCAGGCGTTCGGCTGGACGGATGCCGAAGTGGATGCGTTGTTTGCAGAGGCAGATCAAGTTTGATGATAGTTCGCCTGCTCACCATCATCGCCGCCAGGCCTGCACGCACTAGCCCTCACAAATTGCAAATTCTCGGGTAGTTTTTGCAAAGCCGCCGCGCAAAACTGTGCGGCATGAAACACCCTTGGTACTCCATCCGAGCCCTCGCGTCGCGAGGCCCATCGGCTGCCGCATCCGCTGACGCGCCCACGCGCGCCGAGGTGATGATCTACGGCGACATCGGCGAGAGCTGGTATGGCGACACCATCGCCGCCAAGGATTTCGTCAAGGATTTCGCCGCGATCGACGCCACCGAAATCACCGTGCGCATCAACAGCTACGGCGGCAGCGTCACCGATGGCATCGCCATCTACAACGCCATCAAGCGCCACCCCGCGCAGGTCACCGTCGCGGTTGACGGCGCCGCCTACAGCGTTGCATCGCTCATCGCCATGGCCGCCGATGTCCGCCACATGGCGGATAACGCGCTCATGATGATCCACGCGCCCTGGTCGCTCGCCGTTGGCAACAGCGCCGACATGCGCGAGCAGGCCGACGTGCTCGACAAATACGCCGAGGCCATGGCGCAAAGCTACGTCACCGCCAGCGGCAAACCGCGCGACGCCATCATGGCGCTGCTTACCGACGGCGTTGACCACTGGTACACCGCCGCCGAAGCCAAAGCCGAAGGCTTCGTTACCGACGTGATTGAGGCCACGCCCGTCGCCGCCTCGCTCAGCGCCGAATCGTTTGCACGGTTCGACAAAACCCGCCTCCCCGCCGCCCTTGCGCAGCGCATCAGCGCCAAGGCGCCCCCCCTTCCTGCGGCAGCCGCCGCCCAACCCACGGAGCAATCCACCATGACACCTGACGAAATCAAAGCGGCTGCAGCCAAAGCTAAAGCCGAAGGCATCGCGGCCGAGGCCAAGCGCCGCGACGACATCACCGCCGCGTTTGCCAAGTTTGCCACCCGCAGCGGCGTCGCCGAGGCGCAAGCCGCTTGCCTGGCCGATGTCTCCTGCACGCCGGAGCAAGCCAACGCCAAATTGCTCGACGTGCTGGGCAAAGGCGCCGAGCCCATCCAGGGCACCACGCGCATCGGCACCGTTGAGGATGAGGGCGACAAGCGCCGCGCCGGCATGTCGCTCGCGCTTGAAATCCGCGCCGGCCTCGCCAAAAACGACACCACCAACCCCTACCGCGGAGACACGCTGCTCGACATGGCGCAAGCCAGCCTCGAGCGCAGCGGCGTCAACACGCGCGGCATGGACAAAATGGCCAAGGTCGCCGCCGCGTTCACCCACAGCTCGGGCGACTTCCCGCTGCTGCTCGCCAACGTGGCCAACAAAGCTATGCTGATGGGCTGGAACGAGACGGAAGAAACCTTCCAGCTCTGGACCAACAAAGGCACGCTGCCCGACTTCAAGCAAGCGCAAACCGCAAGCCTCAACACCTTCCCCGCGCTCGATCAAATCCTGCCCGGCAAGGAATACCAATACGCCAGCATCGGCGAGCACGGCGCCACGCGCATCCTCTACACCTACGGCAAGATGTTCAACATCAACCGTGCGGCCATCATCAACGATGATCTTGAGGCGTTCACCAAAGTGCCGCGCCTCATGGGCCGCGCCGCCATGCGCAAGCTGGGCGACCTGGTCTACGCGCTGATCACCGCGCCGGTCACCTTCAACGGCGCCGCGTTGTTCCACAGCACGCGCAACAACCTTGCCGCCTCGGGCACTGCCATCAGCACCACCTCGGTGGATGCAGCCATGGCCGCCATGGCGCTGCAAGCCGACAACGGCAACACGCTCAACATCAAACCGCGTTATCTGCTCTGCCCGGTCAGCAAACGCGGCGCCGCGCTGGTGGTGCAAAACAGCGAGTTCGAGGTCGGTGCCAGCACCAAGAACAACACCACGCCCAACTTCGTGCGCGGCCTGTTCGAAACCATCTCCGACCCGCGGCTCGACGCCAACAGCGCCAACGCCTGGTACATGGCGGGTGATCCGTCGCAGTACGACACCATCACGGTGGACTACCTCGACGGCAACGATCAGCCGGTGCTCGAGCAGCAAAACGGCTGGACGATCGACGGCGTCGAGTTCAAGGTCCGCATGGACGCAGGCGCCAACCCGCTCGACTACCGCGCTCTGTACAAAAACCCGGGCGCCTAACCCACCGACCAACCCACGCAGCGCGCAACGGGCCACCCGCGCGCGCCGCCAGGCTGAACACAAACCACAGTCAAGGACACACTCATGGCAACCAACTACATCAGCGGCGGCAACACCGTCGATTACACGGCTGGCGGTTCGGCGATCACGTCGGGTCAAGTCGTACTCATCGGCACCCGCGTCGGCGTCGCCAAGGACGCCATCGCAGCCAACACCGCCGGCGTGCTGCACGTCACCGGCGTCTGGTCTGCTGCCAAGCTCTCCACCGATGTCGTCACCCAGGGCGCCGCGCTGTACTGGGACAACACCAACAGCCGCTTCACGCTGACCAGTGCGGGCAACACGCTGGCGGGCTGGGCGTTCGCCGCAGCGGGCAACGGCGTCACCACGGTGCAGATCAAACTGCTCGGCTAGATCGGCTCACGCCGCATGTCGTTCGCCACCCTCGAAGCAGACCTGAATGCGGCCGTCGTGGCCGCTTTCAGCAACTGCACGGCCACCATGAACGGTGCGCCCATCGTCGGGGTGTTCGACAACCGCAGCGTTGACCAGCAGATCGGCGGCCTCGAGCTCGAAAGCACCGGCCCGCAGTTCCGCTGCCTCACCGCCGCCGTGCCCGCCCCACCGAACGACCGCACCCTCATCGTCAACGGCACCACCTACACCGTCCACCGCCGCGAGCCCGACAACACCGGCATGTCCACCCTCTACCTCCACGCCGCCTAACCATGCCCCACATCCGCACCACCATCCGCGAAGGCATCGCTGCGGCGCTGGCTGCTGCTGGCACGGCGGCGGGTTCGCGCGTGTTCAACGAGCGTGTGCAGGCGGTGGACGCGGCGGAGTACCCGTTCATTGAGTTGAGTCAGGTCAGCGAATCGCAGGCCGTTGCCAGTTTCGGCGGCGGCATTGGCTCGGCGTACCTTGAGCGCGAGCTGCGCATCAACGTGCACTACACGCAAAAGTCGGCCAGTGGCTACTACGCCGCTGGCGATACCGCGATGGCGCTCATTGAATCGGCGCTTGCTACTGCCGTCATTGCTGGCGTCAAGCGCATCGAGCCCGGCAGCAGCCTGTTTGATCTTGAGACCGACGGCGACAAGCCGCTTTACACGATCACGCAGGAATTCACCGTTTTCTACATCACGCCGCAGGGCAACCCTGCGCAATCTCGCTAACCGCGCACCAAGGATTTCATCATGACAGTCGCAGCAGGCTCCTTCTCGACCATCCGCTACAAGCGGCAATCTGGCGTCGGTGTGTACAGCGGCACCGGCGGTCAAATTCTGCGTCGTCTCGAAGACGTCGCCGGCGTCAATCTGAACCGGCCGAAAATCGAGAACAACCAGATCCGCTCCGATCGCATGCCCGCAGCGCCGCGCCTCGGTTTGGGCATGACGGAGTTTCCCTACAAGGACTACGTCACCCCCGGCACCCACGCGCCGTTTTATGAGTCGATCTGCTTGGGCGCATTCGCCACTGCACCCACCACGGGCGCACAAACCAATATCACCGCCGCCGTCACCGCAGCGCCGGCGGGTACGTTCACGCGCGCCTCAGGCAGCTACCTGAGTGACGGCTTCCTCGCTGGCCAAATCGTCAGCTGGACGGGCTGGACCACGACGGCCACGGCCAACAACTCGCACAACTTCCGCATTGTCAGCGTCACCGCCACCGTCATGACGTGCGAGCCGCTTGACGGTGTTGCGCTGGTTGCCAAAGCGTCCGGCGACAGCGTCACCTGCGTCGTCAAAGGCAAGCAGGTCAAGGTGCCAACGTCCGGCCACGCCGATCACTACTACTATCTGGAAGACTGGCAGTCTGACATCGCGCAGAGCGAGCAAATGCCCGATGCACGCGTCGAATCGATTGCCATCAGCGTCGCTCCCAACGCGCAGCCCACCATCGACATCGCGTTCAAAGGGCTCGGCAGCTTCCCCACGGCCACCAGCGCCTATTTTGCGTCGCCCACGGCTGAGGCCTCCACATCGGTGTGCTCGGTCGCGTATGCAAAGCTGTGCCTCGACGGCGTAGCCGTTGCCACGGTCACCAAGCTGGACGTAACGATTGCGGTCGAGCTGGACATGCCAGCCACCGTGTGTACCACCAGCTACCCATTTGCTGCCAGCACCATCGTCAAGCCCACCGGCAGCATGACCGTGCTGTGGGAAGACCAGGCGCTGTTCAACAAGTACAAAAACGAGCAGGACCTCGCGCTTGTGCTCGTGCTTGTCAACGACACCACGGCCGCCGCTGACTTTGTTGCCTTCACGTTGCAGCGCCTGCGCCTCACCGATGCCAAAAAGGCAGGCGGTAAAGGTTCGAAAACCAAGAACTACACGTTCGACGCCATCGAAAACAGCGCTGGTACAGCAGGCACGCAAACCAGCGTCGTCGCCATCCAAGACTCTCTCGCACCGTAATCCCACGGCGCGACAACCGGGCACGGCCGGTCTGCGTCCTCCTCCTTCGCAGATCGGCCGGGCTCACTCACAGGAGGAATCTAAGTGATTGATCTCGACCAACTCGGCGCCGCCACCGTCGCCGCCACACAGCAAGGCTCGGTGATGCCGTTGCGCATGCCCACGGGCGAACGCGAAGTTATCCCCGGCGCATGGATCCGCGTGCGCTCGGACAAATCGCCCGAGTGCAAAGCCGCGCTCAAAAAGCATCGCCGCGCCACTGCGCATCTGATCGCCAAGGGCGATCAGGAGGAGGCGATTGACCCAGCGCGTGCCGATGCCGTCGCTACCGATACGCTGGTTGCGGCATTTATTGAGGCATCACCGCTGGTGCGCTATCGCGGCCAGCCCATCACCGCCAACAACATCCGCGACGCCGTGACCGACCCGAACATGGCGGACCTGCTGCGCGACCCGATGATCGCGTGGATTGGCAACCCGGCAAATTTTCCGGGTGCGCTGCCAGCGCAGACGCCGGCAGCGGCGACGACAGCCTCGGCATCCTCGCCGCCTTCCGCGCCTACCTCCGCCGCAGCTTCGAACTAAGCCGCGCCGACGACGATGGCATCACCGAGCTACAGCACCTGCAAGGCGCCGCCAAAAGCGGCAGCGCGCGTGCCCGTGCCGAGCTCGAAGCCATCCCGCGTTGCCCGCCTGATCTTCTGTACGTTGTCGAGTGGTATCACGCCATTCGCCACCGTGCGCAGCCAGCCATGCAAATCGGGCCGCTCACCTGGGCTGACATCGACGCATGGGAGCAGCGCAGCGGCGAGCGCCTGGCGCCGCACGAGCTTGAGCTGTTTGACATCATCGACCACGAGCTCATCAACTCGCGGCGCAATGTCGGCGGCACGGGCGAGGGCTGACGCATGA